CTTTTCATAGCTTCTAATATATTAGTACGGCTAATCAAAGCTTTATCGGACTGGCTAATAGGTTCACCCAGCCATTTATGAGCAAATAATTCAGGGTTATCTCGGTCTTTTTCAATTTCTTTTTTTATATCACCAGCATATAAATTACTAACATCTTCAATACTTTGTCTTAGGTTTTCGAATTTGGCTTTTTCGGCTTTCTTTATTTCAGCCTTACTAACCTTAACCTGTTTTTTAAGTACTACTTTTTTAGCCTTAGTATTATCAACAGGTTTATTTTCAGCTAATACATCACCACCTTCTATAGGTTCTAAGCCTTCAGCTTCTCTAATCTCATTAGCCGTAAGCCATTTATTAATACCTTTTTCATAAGTAGCTAGTTTATATTCTTTATCTTCAGGTATAGGGCTTTCGTGGTCTACAAACAAAGATTGAGCAGGGGTTATTTCATTTAACAATAAATTATATATTCTATCTAATCTAAGCATTATAGGCTCTATCTTCTCAGAATTAAACATATAATAAATAGCGTCTAAATTAGCCCTTCCCATTCCATTTTCTTCACCCATACCAAGTAAAGCTTTAGGCATTTCTAACATCATTAGCACATCATCTTTAGCCATTTTTCTAGTAATCTCTTGGTCTACATCTTTCAAGGTAGCACCAACGGCTTTAAAGCTAGCTTCCCCACCCCTAATAAATGCAGTCTTTCCAGCATTCTCAGGACCTTCATAACCTTCACGCCACTGCATAGCAAATTGTCTAAATGTTTCTTTATCCATATCAGGCAAACTAACAATTCCACTAGGGCTAGCATTATTTCTAATATAGTTAAGGGTAAATGTACTAGTAGCAATTTCAGTATTAACATATATTGCAGCTTTTTCTAATACACTCATACCCCTAAGCTCATTAAAAGGGTTAGGGTATTTATCGTGGTGTATATCTTCTGGCAAAAACGGTATCTGGTCGCCATTTACTTTATGTAAAACATAGCCAACTATTTCACCATTATCAGTTTTGACTTCCATTTGAGCAGGGTTCAGTAAATATATTTCTTTAACTTTATTAGTATTTAAGCCCCTAACTTTGTACCAAAAAGTTTCACCGTAAATCTCCATCAACATAGAATATAGATGTTGAAAATCACTGGCAGTCTGTCTAGGGTTAGGGTTTTTAAATAAATTATATAAAGGGTGATTAATTACTTTATCACCATTAGTTTTTTTAACTACAAGCTCATAATTAGATAAAGCCCTACCAGTTTTATCAACTGCTTTATAAGTAATTCCAGTTAATTGATTTATAGGGTCAAAGCTAGCTACTTTACCATAATTCCTAATTACATTACCACTTGCAACACTATTATATCCCTGTTTAGTCAAGGCATTATAAGCGTTTTTTATTCTGTTTTTTATTGTCATTTATTTAACCTTAGTTAAGACGCTCAAGGCGTTCTATTTTTAGTATATCACATAGAAATATCATCAACAGTAATATAGTTAGTAGGCTTAGAATAACAGATAATACAAGCGTCAGCTAAATCAGGGCTATTAAAGCCCCTTTTCTTATATTCGTTCTTACTTTCAACCCTTCTTTTACCTTTAACATCTTGCGACCACTGCCTAGTCGATAATTCCATCAGTAAATCAGAATTAAAGGGTAGTTCAATATTATCAATAATATCAGCCAAATTAAACCAAGCTTCACTAATCCAATTCGGGTATTTATTTTTATCACCAGCCAGCCCACCAAAATTAATAGCAATAACATTATATTCCCTTTTTAACATCTCATCAGTTACCCCACCACCAACGCCAGTATCATCAACCTTAATAGTAACTTCTTTATCACTATCGCAAAACAACTCTAATTTATCACAAACTTCAGTAGTTCTTAGCCCTTTATATACCTTATAATCTAAAGTCTTTAAGCCTTTTCGTTTCCAAAATACAGTCCTATCACCACCCATTCTAGCTACATCAACACCAATTTCAATAGCTCCATCATCTTCTATAGTTCTTTTCATAGCTTCTAATATATTAGTACGGCTAATCAAAGCTTTATCGGACTGGCTAATAGGTTCACCCAGCCATTTATGAGCAAATAATTCAGGGTTATCTCGGTCTTTTTCAATTTCTT